TTAGCTCCAGCAAACCAAGTCCCGTCTGTAGCTGAGGTTGTTGACCCAGAAACGCCAGAAATAAGCCACGTTGAGCCAGTTACCAAACAACATTGGATAGATGCGTTGTAGACGTTGGCGGCTGCCGTTCGCCCGTTCACAGTTGCACCAGCAGACCATACTGTCACCGCTGTCCCTGCTTCACCGCCTCGGTAGTTGGCCCCCGCGTAACCTGTGTTTTCAACACCACCAGCATCGCCAAGCTGTACCAAAAATAAAGAAGTACCGTTTGTACTCACACCACTGAACATCACAGTGATCCGGCGCACCCACGATGGGATGCCCGTGAAATCCACCGAAGTTCCAGAAACTGTGACAACGGTACCCGAAACGATGTTACTGCTGACGCCTTGAACCGCAACTGTGCCAGTGCCTGCGGGCATCGTGGCTACGAAGTTGCTGGCTGTGGCCGGTGGGTTGATCTCAACCGAGCCGCCGCCAGAGGATACTAATTTAACGCCCATGACGGCTCCTTAAACGATTGACCAGACACTCGTGTCGGGCACAGTTACGGTGATGCTGTCGTTGACCGAGATGGGTCCAAACGTGCCAGCGTTCTTGTCGGCGGGGATGGTGTAGTCCTGCATCACGATCAGGCTGTTCTCAAAGAACACCGTGTCTGAGCCACCACCCGTTGCACCGCCACCCAAGGCACCCCATGCGCCGTTGTACCCTTCAAACTTGCTCGTGGTGCTATTGTAGCGAACCATGCCGTCTTCGGGGTCTGCTGGGCGCTCATCGGTGGTGCCCACGTTCAGAATCGCAGCACCCGTGGACTCAAGGATGAGTTCGTTGACCACGCTCAGATCGGTGAAGGTGCCCACGTTGGGCACATCGCTACCGATGGGTGGGGGTGATGCGAACGAGTTGGTGGTGACTGGCACCGACACGTAGTCCACGGTGAACAGCGGCACATCGTCGGCGTCTGTCAGGGTGTACTTGTACGTGATCGAGTCGGTCAACCAAACACTTGCCTGACCGTTGGAGTCCAGAATCACCGGGTTGGTGTTCTGGTTGTCTTGGGTGTGGTCGGTGTACGTGGCAATCGGGGTCGTGGTGCCCGCAGCATAGGTGTACAGCTTGCCACCGACAAGAGGCAACCCATCGGTCCCGAAGAACTGGAGTTTTGGAAGTGGGGATAGTGAAGCCATGTCGTAGTCCTTGGTCGATTCTAACTAATTTGAGTCAGCGCACAAACTCATTTTCGACGTTGCGCTCGGGTGCCATCATGTTGACGCCACCCGCAATACCGCCAGTGACGGCTGCGCGAGTCGGGGCACCCCATTTGGTTGGATCTGCGATGATCTGCAGCACCCGGTTGCGCTCGGCAGCGGGCAACGTGTCGAGTAAGTTGGCTGCACCCTCGGGGGTTTTGAGCGCTTCGGTCAGCGTTGCCATTGTCTTAGCGCCGATCTTGCTCTCCAAGATGTTCAGACCCTTGTTGGTCGTTGCCGCCACGGCACTCAGGTAGGACGGCAGACGGAACTTGCTCATGCTCTGCAGCATCAGTTCTTTGAGTGCGTCCTGACCACCCTCGACTTGGGACTTGATGTTGGCAGCGCGGATCACCTTGGACGCTTCGTTCTGCAAGGTGTTCAGGGTGTTCTCGGTCAACTCCAAGGCGATGTTGTACTTGCCGGGGCCGAGGATCTTCTCCACAGCTTCGGGCGACTCGTTCTGCACGAGGCGCACAAAGGCGTTTTTGTCCGTTTTCCACAAGCGCAGGGCTTCACCGGTCAACTGCTTCTCGGCAATCTTCCCGGACAGCTCGGCGTGTTGCTTGAGGTATTCGCGGTAACCCTTGCCGCCCGCTGCCTCGATGGCGTCGTCGATCACGGGCTTGACACGGCTCAGAACGCCAGCGGCCAGATTGCGCTGGCTGGTGGCGTCCATGCCTGGGCGAAGCTGTTGGATCGCGGCGTTGACCGAGTTCTTGCGGATGGCGTCGAGTGCCCGGGCGTCGATAACCCCGCCAGCACTGGTCCACTTGGCGATGTCGTTTGCGATTTGTTTGACGGAACCCTCTACCAAGTCAAGCCCCGCAATCTCAGGATTTTTTGCAACAGTTTGAAGACTGCGCACCACCGAGTCGCCACTCAACGGCTTGATGCCCACGGAGCGCAGAGCACCCGCAGCTTCATCAGCAAACCGAGCACCCTGACCCAGATCGAGTGAGGCTTGCGCTGCACCATTCGACCATTCATTGAATGCCTTCTCGGCCAACTCACCGCTGTAGGTGAACTTGGACAGACCGACTGGCAGGTCGCGCTTGATCAAGCTCAACCGGGCGTTGGCCGTGGCGATGTCGCCAAGCTCCATCAGGCGGCGAACCTCTTGCACTTTGGCGGCAGCTTGCTCACCGAGTTCGGCAGACAGACCTTCCAGACGGGCCACTTCTTTGCCGAGGTTGGCACGGTTGAGTGCAGCTTCACGAACTGGGCCGGTAACAGCGTTGACCGCCTTCTTGGCACCCTCGGTGGTGGCCCGAACATCGGCAGCGGTTGTTCCACCGGCCAGCTTGGCCAGTGCGTTGAGCGACACCTCGCCTTGGGACTTCTCCAGCGCCGACAAGAACCGTGGGTCGCGCCTAGTGGCGCGGTCAACCAGTGCCTGCCATGTGGGGCTGTTGATGTCGGCCGTGGCCTGTGCAGCGCTGACGCCTTGACCCTTTGCCGCCTTGAGCAGGTTCAGGGCTTCGGGCAGGTCTGGACCCAGAGCATTGCGGGCAATATTTGCCGCTTTGTTCTGAGGGATCTTGCGCATGTCCATCAGCTTGCCGACACCCTTGGTGATCAACGGGCCAGCAACTCGGCCGGCCGTTTCAAAGGTCGCACCCTCAAGGACGTTGCGCACAGGCTCAACGGCCTGCGCGGCACCCTGTCGGGGGGCTTTGTCGCCGAGGTACACGTCACCCAGCTCAAGCAGTTCCTTGGCGATGCCGTAGCCCAAGCCTGCGCCACCGACGGTGCCCGCTGGACCAAGTGCTGTACCGGCCAGCGCACCACCGGCAGCACCCAGCGCCTCGATGGTGGGGGCCACAAAGGGGCGCACTTTGGAATACAGGCTTTGCTCTTGACGAGCGCCAGGTACCTCATTCGCAGGTGCTACACGAGGTTGCAGCGAAGGTGGGAGCTGAACATCAATGCCGACGTTTTGACCACCCTGTGTTTGAAAAGAAAACTGCGAAACACCGAACCGCTCACGAATGGCGTTCTGCGTATCGGGGTTTGCGTTGACGAAGTTTGGGTCTTGTACTGAAAACTTTTCAAAAATGGCTTGCTTCGTCGCAGGGTTTGCGTTGACGTAGTTCGGGTCAGTAAGGATTGAAGACAGGTTTGCCATATCTGACCTTTATCTCAACAGTGGGTTGCTCATGTCCACGCCACCACCAGCAGCAGGGGCACTGGCTCCAGGGGCGCGACTGGATGCTGTGGCTGCTTTGCGTTGAGCGCTTGCGACACCCTTGCGCACCACGTCTTGCAGGTCCATTGCGGCGCGAACAAATTCATTCTCGTTTGTTGCAATCGACATGCGGTTGATGGCGTCCGTGGCCTTTTCACCTTCAACTTGGGTAATTGCACCACCGCCCTTGAGCGACTCGAAAGCCTCAAGGAACGACGCACCCTTGATCTGGTCATAGCGCGACATGAAGCTGGCTTCGTCTGTACCGGGCACAAAGCGAAGACCGGGGAGCCATGTGGCACCCACAGCGCCGGTAAAGCCGGGATGTGTCTTCTCACCCTTGAGCAGTTTGCCGGTTTTACTGTCGCGCTTGCCGATCAACTGATCGATGGTGCGAACCGCCTCTTCTGCGCGAGAGATGACCTTCGGCAACGCTTGCATTGCTGCCACATCACCCTTGGCGATGCCGACGCCCATTTCTCTGGCAGCGGCCATGCTTTGTTGGAACGCTGGGTCGGCATCTCGGCGTTGGTTCTCTTCAAGCACGGCAACACGACGGCCTTCAAGACCGATACGCTGACCTTCTTGCTTGATACGCTCGGCCTCACCGGGGGCCATCGTCTTGGTCAACGTGCCCACTTTGGTGACTTTACCCGTCAACGGCTCAAACGACTGGGACACGACTTGGCCGCCAACATCGACGTTGGACAGCGTGGGTTTGTTCATCTCCATGAACTTTTCAGTACCCACTTTAGACTCGTTGACCAATCGGGCAAGGCCACCGGGAGTGTTCAGCAACGGCAAAATGCGCTGCATGGTTTGGTCAATCGTGATACCACGAGCTTTGAGTGCTGGCCCGATCACAGGGTCTGCGTGGTTGGCGTTGAGCCATGACACGTAAGCGTCTGCAGATGCAGGATCGTTGGGGTCAATCGTTTCGAGGAAATTGCGCGACTGCTTGAGCTTGCTGTCAAGCAGATCCGCTTCCGCTTTACCTGCTTTGGTCTTTGCTTCCCGACTCTCGAAATATTTCTTTTCGACATCGGGAATCCTAGAACCAAAACCACCTGTTGCCAACGAGCCACGCAGTTTGTTGAAATCGAGTTCACCATCGCTACCGTAGGCTTCTTTGTACGCTTGGTTCATTGCGTTGGTCGCAGCGAGTTCGCGCTGCGACTGCTGCATTTGCATTTGAGCAAGCTGGTTCTGCAGTTGTGCGTTCTGGATGGCCGACACTTTCCCATACTGGACAAGCGGGTCTTGCAGTTCAATGCCCTTGACAGCCAAGGAGATGTTTGGGTTGATTGGCATAGGTTAACCACCACCGTAAGTAATTGGAGCCTGTTGAGGCGTCATGCGATTCAACATTTGTTGGTTCTGATAGTAGTTCAAACCGGTGTTCAAAGCACCCGTGAGTGCGTTGGCTTGTCCCACATAACCAGATGCCCGGGCAGCGGCGCTGGTTTGCATCGCTTGACCCACGTTGTTCGCCATCGTCTGACCAGCTTGGCCAATTTGTTGCGCCGAGGTTTGACCCACACCGGCCAGCGATTGCAACGGTGCAAGTCGCGCATTACGCTCGGTCTGGTAGCGGTTGAAGGCGTTGGTGTATTCATCTGATGCGAGGTTCTGTCCAAATCGTTGGATGCCTTTGAGCATGCCGCCAGAGAGCAGACCACCACGAGCGGCAGCGGATCGTTCAAGACCCTTCATACCCTCGGACATTCGGAAAGCGTAGCCGGGGTCGGCTTGAAACTGCTCCATGCCGAATGGGGTGTACTCGGACGCAATCGGAATGAGCTTGTTGAGTGCTTCCTCACCGGCCTTGCGCCACGGCTCTTGCAACTCGACTTGCCGCTCAAATTGCTCCATTTGAAGATCGGCAGCACGATCCGCAGATCGTGCTTGTGCTTTAGCGGCCTTGCTTGAAGCGTTTGCGCCAATCAAGGCACTGCCTACCATTGCGCCAGCAACCCATCCAGACATAGCAATTCTCCTTAAGTCGCAGTCAAATACTGAACCGTTACGGGAGCGTATCGGTACGTCATTTGAGACTGGTTCGTTTTCAATTTGTCCAAGTAGACCATTGTTTCAATGATCATTTTCTGTTCATCTGTCCTATTATCGGCCAATCCGTACTCCGGTACAACATACAGCCGATTTTCAAGCTCATCAATGTTCTGACAGTTGTCGGGGTTGTCGTACACGTCCACCCAAACAACCTCTTCGTCAAACACCCGACCAGCGCGTTGTGTTCCAGCAGGTGCTTTGAACTCACACGGTCCGGTCAATACCTTCACACCTTCATCGGTGGTTACAGCGATTGTCCCTGATTCCAGTCGAACTGTGTACGGAATTTTGTGTTCCGCACCCGTTAGCACTGTCCAAGGTGGCACTACGATTTTTCGTTCGTACACACCGGGTAAAAACGTGTGAGTTGTCACAATGTTTGCTTGCGGCATTGCGAGTAATTTCAACTCAAGCGCACGAATTTTGGCCTTGTCCGTGGCCTGATCAATGATCTCAAAATTGCACTGCGTCACCAGTTGCATCAGGTCACCTCACGCCCACTGACGCGCATGTTGATGGCGCTTGCCGCACTGGCGATGGTTGAAATGAATGAACTGTTTGGCAAAATTTGACCCACCAACTCAGGAAAGGTGTACACCTCGGAAGGTGCCAAGGTTTTGGTCTTGGTAATCAGGTTGTTGTCACCCGGGGTGTCAGAGCCTGTGACCAAATTGACACTAATTGTAGCGGAGCTGCCGCTGACATTGGTGGCCGTGAACTTGTCGATGATTGTGGCCGTGACGTTGCTGGCCACGACGTACTGGGTTGTCTGGGTGTCTTCCACCAGCTTGGCGGGCACAAGGTTTCGTGCAGTGACGGTCATCTCGATTCCTTAAACAATGGCCCACGATGAGCCTGTGGGCACCGTAACCGTGACGCCAGAAGCCACTGTGATCGGGCCTGCGGACATCCCGTTGTTGCCGGTTGCAATGGTGTAGTTGCTGGAAATGTTGGCGTTATTCTCCCACAATCCCTGCGACGTGATGTTGCTGCCACCACCGGCAGCAGCGGCCCACTTGACACCCGCCGCCACGGTCGAGTCGGCCGTGAGCACGTAGGTGTCGATGCCCACGGGCAGTCGGACGTTGTTGGTGCCGTTGTCAACGATCAGGTCACCTTTGCTGGTCGTGGGTGCCAGCGCATCGAACGCTGCAGTCTGGGTCGTTTGACCCGTACCGCCAGAAGAAATGGCGAGTGTGGCAGACAGCCCTGCGGCCGTGCCCGTGGTGTTCTGGTTGAGCGTGGGCACGTCGGCCGCAACAATCGTGCGGAATGTCGGCGTACCCGGAGATCCGTTGGGTGCGGCCAAGAACGTGTTGGCCGTCTGACTGGAGAAGTTGGACGGGGTGACCGCAAGTGTGCCGCCCAGGGTGATGGTGCCGGACGATGTGATGGGGCCACCGGTCAAGGTCAGGCCACTGACTGTACCGGCCGTGCCCACCGAGGTCACCGTACCCACAAACGAATCGTTCGAAGTGATGGTGAAGTTGGGGTATGTGCCGGTAACAACCGTTGTCCCAGCACCCGTCAAACTGACAACCTGATCGGGTGCCGTGTTGGTGATGGTGATCGTGCCGCTGGTCGTGATGGGGCTACCAGAGACAGAAATGCCCGTGCCTGCGGCAGCAGCCACCGAGGTGACTGTACCAGTAAACGCATCGTTCGAGGTGATGGTGAAGTTGGGATAAGTACCCGTGACAGCAGTCGTACCAGCACCCGTCAAACTGACAACCTGATCGGGTGCCGTGTTGGTGATGGTGAAATTAGGGTAAGTACCGGTGGTGTTTATGCCCGTGCCATCCGTCAAGCTCACAACCTGGTCAGGGGATGTGTTGGTGATCGTGAAGTTGGGGTATGTGCCAGTCGTGCTTATGCCCGTACCATTCGTCAAGCTGACAACTTGGTCAGGGGCCGTGTTGGTAATGGTCAAAGTGCCGCTGGTGGTGATGGGACCACCTGTGACGGAGATACCCGTGCCACCCGCACCGTTTACCGAGGTCACTGTGCCGGAGCCACCACCGCCACCACCACCACTGTCGATGTCGGCCGATGGGGGCGGCCCCACTTGCAGGTCATCGAGTGAGGTTTGGTTGCCGCCGTTGCCGACCAGCGTGAACAAGTTTAGGAAAAACCGGTACCACTCACGCGAAACCATCCCCGTGCGCGGATCAATGATCTCGACACGATTGGACGGAATATTGGTGATGTTTTGCTGTTGTTCAGGCATTGGTCGGCGTCACATACAGTTCAGCACCCATGATAGCGAGTTTCACGGGGTCGGTGCCCGAAATCTCGTACACGCGATCACGCAACTTGAGCGTCATACCCAAGCGCCGCCAAATCACCCGACGGTAGTATTCACCAACCTTGCCCACGGATGTCCAATGCTCGTTTGACCAAGTGTGGCCGCCATCATCGGACCAGCGCAGCATCATCTGCGGATCGCTGCCCTGACCCGTGTTCGTGCCAACACCCGACTCACAGTCGATCTGCAGACTGTGCTGCGCGGTACGCTTCAAGTTGTTGACACCCGTTGGCAGCGCTCTCCATGACCGAAGCCACTTCTGAATCTGACCATTGTCGGAATACTCGTTCAGGTCAAATGCGTAGATGTTGCCGTTCTCAAAGTCGCCCACGACGATCTGACCATCGTAGACCGCCTGGCAGTTGGACCGGTGGCGCACAAAGTTACCATTGGACCACCCGGCCCGCTCATGCCACGCACCGGTTGCCACGTCGTAGACCCAAGTGGTCTGCGCAGTCGGGAAAATGAGCACATAGAAGGCGTGGCCGTCTTGTTGGTACGTGTACCCGATGGCGTCCGACATGTTGGTGTACTGCTGGATCTGCCACTCGACGGCGTGTGTCGAGATGCGCTGACCGGTGTAGCCGTTGGCCCGGTACACAATGCCCCGGCCACGGGCGTCAGAACCCAGCCAAAACAGGCCGTTGTCGAGCTTGGCAACCGAGTATGGGGCTTCGCACCCAATCTCGTTGAAAGCGCCTTGGATGCGCTGCAACGGGAAGTCCGGCAAGCCAGCGTTGTACCAAACCTCAATCGAGTTGGTGCCGAACAGCCACGCTTCGCGGTGGTCAATGATCAAGGACACCAGACCGTCAGGATCACCCTCGGCGCTGGCAAAGTCCAACGGGTCAACAGACAGACCGTCCAGCAGCGATGTCACCCAGACCCGTGCGCTGTTCGGCTCGTTGAACACGAAATAGCCATCCAGGTAGCCAACCTTGACCGCGCCGGGAAAGTCCGGGTCGGTGATCTTGGCAAACACCTCGGTGTCTGCGTTGTAGATGAACCCGTCAGGGTTGCAGGCAATGAAGATCTGGGTGCCGTTGTCAGCAATAGACACAGGACCAGTGCCGGTGACTGTACCCAAGGGCTTGACTCGCCAACGGGTTGAATCACCAATCACGTTGAGTCGATACAGCGTGTCACCAGACACAGCGTACAGGTACTCTTTGAGCACCCACAGTCCACGGACGGGACCGTTGCCCGCACCAATCAATCGGCGCAGGCCCGGGCAGCGCGACAAGAAAGCAGCGCTCTTCCCACCCTCGGGGACGATTTCCGGGTACATGTTGACCATGCGGTTGTCGGCAGCGTTGACGCTGCGGGTCACATAGCTGGAACCAAGAATCGGGGAGTCCATCAGAAGTTCCCGGCGTAGATGTTGAACCGCTGACGATTTGCCACCACAGCGTAGGGCAAGCTCATCACGTCGTATGGGTTGTTGATGCGCTTCAAGTTGCGCTTGCTGGTCATGGCAATACGCGACACCTGCATAGACGGCTCAACACCGAACTCAGGCGCAATCTCCATCGCCAAGTTGTAGGCAAACGCCCGCATGTAACCGGGCGGGAAGTGCAACTCGGTCGTCAAAGCGGCAGGCTTGTCCAACTGTTTCACCGAGATAAAGTGCCACTCCAGCGCCTGTGTTGGGCGGGGGTAAATGAACATCTCCACGTTGGGGAACGTGTTGTTGACAAAGATGACCTGGGGGAAGGTCGAGGTGGACGTTTTGACGGCGATGCCGTTGTACTGGTCTTGGTTGATGAACTTGATGCCGTACGACACGCCACTGGGGGCGCGGTAATACGTACCGTCATCGAGCTGGATGGGGCGGTTGCCCACAAAATCACCAGACGGGCCAAGGGTGCGCTTGATTTCACCGGAGGGCCATGTGAACACTTGGTCCTCGGTACAGAACACAGACAGACGCTCGGTGTTCCACGAGTCGATCATCTGGTTCATCGCCAAGAGCGCGTCTTGGCTGGTTGCCGCTGACGGTGTTTCACCTTCGGCAAGAATACCGAGCAGGCGCAGTGCCCGGTTGATTTGATCGCCAGCGGTTGCCATATTACTTTCCTTCGGATTCGTCGCTTGCCGAAGTCAAAAAGGATGGGACTTCGTTGGGCTGTTCGACAGGTTGATCGGTCACTTTGCGACTATACTTGCGTTTCGCAGGTGCCGCCTCGACAGGCGTGTCGTCATTGTAACGTGTCCAGCCGTTATTTTCATCGGCTTCGATTTCATTTGCGTTGGTTGCAATTTTTGCACCATACACGGGGTGAGTCAAAACTACGTTCATGTCAGTCTCCATGCGAAAACGGGGCCGAAGCCCCGTTTTACCAGTTTGCCAAATTACGACAAGCGATACAGCACCCAGGTGCTCGCGCCGGTTTTACGGGCACGGAACTGGTGTGCTGCGCCAGCGTTGGCGGCAATCGTTGCCAGACCCACGACGGTGAAACCGGTGGATGCAGTCATGGTGATGACACCAGAGCTGGAACCATCGACGTTCATCACCGAGAAGTCAAACGCACGATCAACACCCATGCTTGGGAAAGCGGCGTTCATTTGTGCAGCGGTGGGCAGCGTGTAGGCAGCCGCGGACGTGCCGGGGTTGCCCAAAACGATACCAGAGGCCAGTTGGTCTGTGGTCAGAGTTGCCGCGCCAGCGGGGATGGAGGCTGGTGCGCCTTGAGCAAAGAAAGTGACTTCGCCAAGGTTGCCGTCGCCGATTTGATAACCGCCTGCGCCGTTAGGGAGAGACATGATGATTTCCTTTCAGAATGATTTGAAAACGGGGGCCGAAGCCCCCGGTTTGGTTTAGCCCCAGATACGGGCAGCCATTTGTGGACGGATCGTGTTGTAGCCGTACAGCACGTCAACACGGCAAGGCATGCGGTCGTTGTTGATGTCGTACTGACGAACAACGCGCAAGCTGATACCGTTGTGGACAGCGCGGGAGGCCATGTCAACACCCTGTGGCAACAACAAGTCGGCGGTCGCGAAAGCGATGGCGTCTTTGTGGTAAACCAAGTTCTGTGCGAACGAGCCACCAGCGGCACCCACGAACACAACTGCTTTGCCGGAGGCAGGCAGAACGTCCACGGTAGCCAAAGCGTTGCCGGCCGAGTACATCGGGGCCACGCTGATGCTGCCAGCGCCAGAGCCGTTCAGGGTCACGTCAGCCAAGGCGACGAACTGGAACAGCGAACCGGTCGATTCACGGGTCTGTGGGTTGACGGCGAAGCAGTCAGCCACGGTGAACACGTCACCAGCCTTGACGGTGGCGGCGTTACCAGCACCAGTGATGGCGATGGTCGTTGCACCTTCGGTGGTCACGGCAGCAGACAAAGTACCACCGGTTGCAGTACGGGTACCGCAGGTGTGGGACTTGATCGACTGGGACATGTTGACTTCTTCAAAGCCCAACACGCCTTCACCCATCATGCCGTTCTTGAACTGGCGCGAGATGGTGTCGGTGGGGTTGAACAGACCTTTCAAGCCGTCAACCAAGCTGGCGTTGCCTGCGGGGTTCACGGTGGCGTAACGAGGCATCATGCTGGCAGCTTGCTCGTTCAGCTTCTGGTGTGCTTGCAACAGCACCAAAGCGGTCGAGGGAGCGGCACCAGGCGTACCAACGGAAGCACCGATGGTCTTGTATGCGTTCGCAACGTCAGCGTCAACCGAAGAGGCCAACTGGCTGATACGTGGCTTCAACACACGCTCTGCGAAGT